AGATTTTCCATAACTCTCTCCACTCACTCAACACAGACATTATCTCACATGTTTAGAAAATATGCAAGAGTTATTTTTGGTAATAAGTCACAAAGTGTAAAAATAGGGGAGCGGTCCACTTACCTGTCAGTCGGAATCTTCGAAAGACCGACTCCCCTCTTAAACTATTGATCAACGAATCCAGATCCGTCACACATGTAACAATCTTCGTCCGCATAATCGTCGTAACCTATTCCCCCACACTCTGGGCAAGTTTCATCAAGATCCTCATCGGAGTAATCGAACATGTCTTCGGTGTTCTCCATCGTCATCAGCTGAGGATTGTAGGTCACCATCTTGGTGGTCATCTCGACGATGCGGTCAATCGCAACGTGGAAGAAATCACCGTCGTAGTTGCCTTGGTACAGGCGACCCGTCGTATAGGGTAGGACGTACTCGAACAACTCCTTGTCGATCGCACCCTTCTCACGTAGGAACTTCAGGGCACCAGACGTGTTGTTGCCCATACCGTTGTTGTAGAAGTCGTAACGCAGACGACCCGCTGCACGGACCATTTCACCCGCAACTGTCGCGGCGTTACCTTCGCGAGGAACTAACTCCTCCCAGATTCGTTCAAAAGTAGCGCTCATCGTGCTCTCCCTTTCAAAAGTGCATGTATGGCCTTCGCCTCTTTACCTTTGATGCGACGGTCCTTGTTTATCTCTTTCTGTACCGCTTCCTTGTTGTACTTCACGGACGACTCCTTAGTAGACATAGGGTTCAACGGGATGACCAGCGGAGAGCTGTATCGCAGTGTAAACGAACATCCAGAGGATTGCTTGACCGAAGAGCACTTCGGCGACTCGTTGAGGCGTTGCAGGTTTCAACTTAATCATGCCGCAACCTCCACTCGATTGTCAAAGTCAGTGAACCCCATCTCAAAGGGGACGAAGACTTCCTCACCGACTCGATTACCGCAAGAGTCGTGAGTACACATGATAGTGTAACCGTCACAGATATAGACTTTAGGACCGTCTTTAGTGATTGGGGCGAAAATAGGACCCTTCTCAAGAACCGGACCCATGACGAAAGAATCTGGGCGGTCAGACATCGGTTCAAAGTCATAGGCTTTGATGATGTCTGTCAGATTCGCAGTGTTTTCAAATTTAAGCATCAAGTGCAATCTCCATCTTAGGACCAACAAACTCATTAACGCGGCGCATCACTTCTTCGAACATCAGAGTGTCGCGGCGACCTTCAAGTTGACGAATGCGCATTGGGCACACTTCGTACTTCAACTTCTCGTTGTACATCGCAATCTTTTCTTCGTAGGTCATCTTTTCTCTCTCAACTCAACTTACATAGCGATCATAAGTGATGTGTCAGACAAAGTCAAGGCTTATTTTGAAAATAAATGGATTATTTTTGGTATTTTTCCACAGTTTCTTGGTACTCTTTCTGAATCTCGTAGAGTCTCTGGTACATTTCTTTGTCGAAAGTCATGTTACGCAACTCGTACTTCAGGTTGTCAATATACATCCAGAGACACATCCCAAGACATGCGACACCCATGATAATCAGAAAACTAATTTGAACGAATGATAAATCCATCTCATCTCCTCATAGACGCAAGGTCTTTCATCTGTTGTTCGTCGATGACCGGAACGGCATTCGACTTGTGCATTGTACCAATACCCTTTACGAGAGTACCAGTGTAAGACAGTTTATCAGGCTTGGCAGTTGCACACCCGCCGCCATCAGCAGAAGGGTAATGAACGTCATCACCACGATAACTAAATGTGTTCCTAAGTGGTTTAAACTCCACTGGTTTGCTCTTCTTAGTAGTCCATGCATTGTAAGTCTTTCTCCTCCCCGATGGGGTGTGTCTCATTGAACCGTGAATCATAGTTCAGCCTCTAGTCTCTGTCTAATCTTCTGAACGACACCCAACTCGCGAGTAATGAAGTACAACTCTTGATTGGGTTGTGTGTTGTCAACGGGTAGTTCGGTTAACTTCTTACGAAGTTCACCAATCTCCTCATCCACAATTTCAAGCACTTTCTCTTTCACCTTTCACCTCAAACCATGATGGCACAGGACGATTAGTCCAGGCCATAGTAAACCGATCTTGTTTAGTCTGGTAGAACGCACGGTATGACTCTACTGGGTCAGACATCACGCACTCAGGGTTAGAACCCATAGCCAACTTGAACGGTGTACGTTCGACACGTGGTATACGCGCCGGCGGAGTAAGTAGTGTATCACGCAGCAGGGTGTCTGTCAAGTGACGTTTACCATAACGATACATATACTCATCGCACAACGCAATAAAGTGTTTGTAGTGCCAGATGTAGTTGCATATGGATTCCATCGTCCAGACAGTACACGGGTGTCCGTGGTGGACTGCCTTGTACAGTTTGTCGTCTAGGGTAGGATGGTCATAATACTTAATCATGGTCTTGCCAGACTTGGATGGTTTGCGGTATACTTGACCGTCAAGCATCCGATGCGCAGTCGATAACATCTGGGCCGACTCGACGATCATCTTGACCACGTGTTTGTCACATTGCTCCTGTGCGGCGATGACAGGGTCTTCATTGAGTATAAAAATGTTCATAGCTTATATTATCCCCCATTAGGTTAGGATATTGTATCAGGCGATACTCTCACTGTCAAGGCATTTTGTATAAATAAAACCATGAAAAATGAAATTTTTGACTTCGGGTTCACTGCTGTCGATGAAACAGAACTAGAGGCTGCGCAGCTATTAGACGTTGTCTCATCGAACGTAGAAGAAACCCAACAACGCCTCGATAATCTTTATAATGCGATTCAACCATTGCTAGCGAACCTCAAGAAAAGTCCTGAGAAGGAATACATCTTGTGGCCGAATCGTTTAGAGAAGATTGAGGAATTCGAAGAATATATTCTCACAATCTATAAGGGAAAATAACCAATGTTTTTTAGCTTAGAAAACGAACTAATCACTCGCGACGGCGAGAAGTTTAATTTCGTATATGGGGAAGAAAAGGAAGCGATAGTACGCGCATGGAACGCTCAGGTTACCATCGAGTCTAACCGCAACGGTCAGTACCTACGTCACAAGAACTTTGATATCAATTTCTGCGAAGAAGTTATGAACCGCGGCCCAATGTTTATCAACCTATTGAAGTTGATGGGTTACAAGAATATCCTATTCGTGGGTCACTTCAACAATAGTCAACCAAGTTGGATTTTAGATAAGTTCGCGGGTCGTGTTATTGATGTACAACCACCAGAGCGTAGCCAAATCCAATGGGCGATTGACCATAATGTGATGTTTCAGTTCCTACCAATGGTTCATAAGGCTCTTGGTTACAAGGGTGACTTCAAGGTAGTATCACCAGAACCAGTACGTCATCGTGGTGTGATGCACGCCATGTACAAGATGAACGGCATTGATGCAGCAGATATGTGTAAATCTGAGACTCAATACCGCCACGGACTAACGTCAGACAAATGGTCAATGGAAGCACCTGCAGAGAAGTTTGATGCAGTAGTATTCTTGGGCGTTCCTAAGAACCAAGGTGCATTCGACGCCGCACAGGTTAAAGAGTGTTTTGCATCATACTGTACACCAGACTTCGACGTAGTTGACTTATACTACGGTCAGCCAGACGATACTAAGTGGCGTGGTGGCGAAAAGAAAGACCACCAAGTTGCACTAGAGCAGGTATGGTCTAATCGTGCTGCATGGGACCCATCGGTAATGGGTGGTCGTCCAGAAGAAATCGAGATAATGTCTCGTATGGTCAGCGTATTCTAACGGTTATCCCCGACAAGGATAGGGGGCTTCGGCCCCCATTTTTTTATACAAAGAAAAGTACAAGTCCTGCAATTGCACACCAGATTAATACGTTAGGTCTGAGTCTCCAGACATATCCGAAATCTTTTCCGGTGTAGTAAACGAACTCTTTTACCGCGTCATAGTATTTCTTCATTAGCCTCCCCCGACTCAACGATTACTTCCACGTTATCCATTGTTTTAATTGGAATCTTGATATTCTCATGTTCATGGTGAATGTAGAATTTCACGTTATTGAACTCTGCGAAAATAAATCTCCAAATAGGTCTCCAGTTAGACGATAGTCTGTGAGTGTTAAGTGGTGTTCGGTCACTGGTTAAAAAATTATCAGTGTAACTGGTAATGTCCATTTCAAACAATGCATCGAACCCGTACATATGCACTTCCTTTGCACTCATGATTCGACATGCATAGTCTACCGCCATGTGGCCACATGAGTAGTTTGTTGCAGCCTCACTCAGTTTTTGGCCAGGTAGTTGTGCGTACTTTGGAATGTACGTGTGAAACCCTTTTATGTTCTGCGCATACTTCATGTAGAACGTAGGGTTCTTTTCCATCCACACCCGTGGCCTAGTTCCAAGAATCCAATCGTACTTGTCAAGGTCAACCAGACCTTCCTTGAGTGCGTTCATCATCTTGAAGTCAACCATGCACGAACCATAGACCTTGTCTTTAGGTAGGTCAATCGGTGGCATGTTACACACAACGTTTAGGCCTGGTGTTTCTGGGTCGAATAGACCTGCCTGCGGTCCATTCCCTATTACGTTAACTCTCATTATTGTTATCTAACTCCGTCCTTATGGTAGGACCCATACACGCAGTGCACTAATTCGTGTCCCCACGTTTCCATTGTTTCATAGTCTCGTGGACTACTTGGTTTCACTACGTATATATCACAGCGCTTGAATACGCTGCCGTCCTTACTGATTCTCCATTGAGCGAGACCATCAACCTCTTGGTTGGTCATCTCGTTGTCCTCAAGGTATTTATTCAATGAACGCTTGTTTTCAAAAGTGGTGACCTTTAATGTAAAGTCATCACCATCAATATTATGTGTTTCTGTTAACGTCGGACCATTCTCTGTACACGACGATATGAATCCAATAGACAGCAATCCGATGACTATTATTGCACTAAAGATAGGGTGTCGCATGACCTTCACTCACTAAAAGTTGATTGATGTTTGCCTCATCCAGAATTACCTCCGCAAGAATGCGGCCGTACTTACCTGTCTTGTAGGTCTTTAGGGTGACGACCGATCCGGTAGGAGCGAATCCTTGGACGAAGTGGTGCGCGGCTTTACCTCGACGCTTCTCTTCGAGATCACGAGTACGTGACTCAGGAGCATCAATACCGTATAAACGAATCCGCTTATTAGAAAGAATGACACCAAAACCAAGGTCAATATCAACATCGACGGTATCACCATCAACCCATCGAACCACCTTCGCACGGTACTCATACATCATTTTTCCAGTCGTAATCTGGTTCAATCGACAATGCAACTTCTAGTATGTCTTGGTACTCGGCTACCTGCTTGAGTTCGTGTTCTAACGCTTCCATGACATCACTGTGTTCACCGATACCTGCTGGGTTCTGTAGATACACTTCAACGTTTGCCTTGTGCATTGCAATCTTACCCTTCATATGTTCGATGGTCGCATCAATCATTCTATTTCTCAAGTTTCTCATTTTCATTACCTGTCTCTTGCCTTCTCTATTGCACGAGAACCAAACCAGAACGAAATGATTGCAGCAAAGATTGCCTTGGTGTCATCGTCCCAAAGTGTATTCAATGCAGATGTCAGTGACATCCCATTGTTGATTGCCTCTCGTAGTAATGTAATTTCAATTGCAGCGAACAGTATGAAGAACGCATACGTAATCACTGGACGTACCGACTTCTGCAGTGCGGACATAATACCTGTGCCCTGAGAAATTGCAGTGTCGTGTGCGAGTAGCGCCTTCTGTTCTTCGTGAAGACCCATCTCCGCAAACCTTTTTATTTCATGGTCGTACCCTGCCTTCTGCAGTTCCGCCATCTTCTCCATCTTACGGAGTTCAAACTCCATCGTCCTCTTAGTCTTGTAGTGCTCTGTGATAGCAGGTACAACTGAACTACCAAAACCAAGTATAGACCCGATTAAACCGCTCAACATAAAACCCTCCTAATGGTACCAATAATCCTTAATCCACTCTTGTGGTTCATAAGACCTCATTGGTGTGGTTACCGTTTCCGTGATTGCCTGAACAATACTAGGCCGACCGTGGAAACATATAATTGATGTATCCTCGTAATCGTCGGGATATACATCGTATTTGTAGGACTTAATCTGGTTGGGGTATTTTCTTTGGAGTAGAACTCTTTTATGTACGGGTACCACTCCCTCCAGAAACTCACCATCACCTCTGTATGCAGATACTATCAAACCTTTTCTAAACGAGAAGAAAGCCCAAATCCAGTCTGCATCGACTGAGTCCCACGCCATTACTCCACTCTGCAGTTTCCCTTTGAGGTGCGGTTGATGTGCGTTAACACTTCCCAAATCCTCGATACCAGCGAAATCTCCATCATATTCGAGTAACCAATCAATATTATCTATAATGATTGTATCTAAGTCTAAGTAAACTATTCTGCCTGTTATACGACCATCAAACAATTGCATCTTATTCCACCACCCCTGAAGGCCAGGACGTAATGGTATGGTAAGGACACCCTCGATGACTCTGTCGGTAAGACAAACGAATTGATGTTCGACATGCGTGTTGCGTTCAACTGCAGCCTTTAGGTTGTAGACATAGTCCACAGAAAACTTGTCGCCCGATAGGACGCACATCACGGTTACCATAATCCCTCACAAAAAAAAGGGGACCGAAGTCCCCTTTACGAATTCTTCAAACCTTACTTATAAGGTTCCTAAGAACGTATCGATGCGATTTGCCTGCTCTGGGGTAATCCACTCTGCGTAAACACCAACCTTCTCTAGGTTAGAGCCACTTGGGCCCGCACGTAGTTCACGAATACCAGATTCTTGAATTACATGGTCGATTGCGTTGATGTCAATCAACTTCTCCAGTTGACTATCCCAACGAGGTGCGCAGTGATAAATCACATCTGTTAGTACCTGTTGTGGAGACTCAACTAGCTTTTCGTAACGGAACTCAAATGCGTAGTCCATTGAACGAGCAGCCTGTTCGAATTCTTCGACCATAGGAAGACCCATGTCTGTGTCCAAAAACTCATCGAATGAAATAGTAGGAGAATGTTGTCTCCATAGTTGAGTTAGAACATCTTTATAGTCGCGCTTGATGCGGATGCGGTTCCATCTAGTATGGACTCCATCTTCTTGCGCCTTAACCAGAGACCAATGACCGATTGCATCCTCGAATGGGGCATATCCCAATTGAGTTCCGCGTAATCGGTTCCATCCCCAGTTATCTGCGTGGATTGCAATGTTCATATTGCTCTCTTGTTCACCGCTTGTTTCGGTGACACGTATGTACATACCATACATGTTTTGTACAAGATCCCAACCAGAATGTGCGCTACCCACCAGAATAAAATCTTCGAGTTTTTTAACCTGTAGTGACATTGTTACTGTTTCTCCAGTATGTGAGATATGAAAGAATACCTTTATTTATACTATTTTTGCTCTTGGTATATCGTCCAAAGACCATAAATTATACCTGCGTACGCACCTACCGTAATAATGGAGTCAAAAATAATGTAACTACCACATACCGCAACGATGACTGCACCATCATACGTCGTACGCTCCCCTAGTCGTGCCTTAACCCAAGACTTGGCCATTGACACATATACTGATACTGCTGAAAAATTAAACATAGTTAATCCCTATAGTCATTAAGTGTAAAGTTAGTACCGTGCATCTTCATGAGGTCACGTTCGTGATTGGTATAAACCAACACTTCAGGGTCATCAATCAAGAAGTCGCAACTCTTACAAAAGTCCGGATACTCTCCGGTACGGTGTTGTTCTCTTAGTTCTTCGTACGCCGGACCAAAGAAAATATCTGAAATAGTATCGTCTTGACAGTGCCCCAGAACGGCTTCTTCGTCCCGTCCCAATACCTGACAACATGGATGTACAGCCCCATGTTTACCGTCAAGACCGCCAGCACGTATAACCACATCGGGACTAAATGGTCTTCCACAAGTCTTCACCTTTCCTTTTCTTGCATTGTCTCCGATGTCCCATGCACCGGACCAGTTGTGCATCTTCCATATTTCTGTCTTAACACCCAACTCATCGACCAGAGCCTTGTACTTCTCTAACTCCCCCTCGATGTTTTCGTTGTCGGTAATTAAGTGATAGGTTGATACCACACAGTCAGAACCAGATTCATTGACGTAGTCAACCATCTCCTGAATGTTGCGCTTGATTTTTGCATAGTGACCACCTACGGCGTTGTACATCCACTTGGTGTAGTCTTGTTCGTCTGCACCAATGAATGAGAAGCGATAGAAGTCCAGACCCGCATCGACACAGTCGCGCATGTACTGACCTTCCATCTTGAATCCGTTAGAGAAGATGAAGCACTTCGCCCCATACTTCTTCACTACCTTGATGTACTCCGGTAGATTCTTTGCCATCGTTGCCTCACCAGAACCGTCAAGGTTCACGACACGGAGCCCGTGTTTTGCACAGTCTGCAACGTATCCCTCGAACTCATCGAGTTTCATGATGCGACGGAATCCCTTGTGACGACCACCCTCACGTAGGTCTTGCGGACACATCGAACACGAGTAGTTACATCCACCTGCGACCTCGATGACCGCACGGTCAATCGTAAAGGTTTCTCTAGTCATTTCCATAATACTGCCTCATTTTATTTTCATAGTCTACTGCTTTTAATTTGGTATGGTTAAATAGGTCCTCCATATGGTCCATCCACCACCAAACATTTTTATCCCTCCACCCTTTTGTAGGACTTAACCTAAGCGCATTCGGTGTATGATATTTAGTCACACCTTCATCACTGATTACCGCCATGGGTGTCGCAAAGTTTTTCGCAACGTAGTGCCAGATACCATCGTAACATATCACCAAACGTGCGGTTGATATCAAGTACATGACCTCACTGACGGGTGTACGATAACTCAATTCGATACACTCAAATCCTTGTACACGTAACATACTTAACATGGCTTCCCAGTTATCGTTGGTAAATTGTCGTTTCCATGTACGTGGTTTCTCTGCGTTGTGCAAAGGTCGCCAGAATACTATTCGATTGTCAACACGTTCTTGAAACGAGTCTTTACGAAAAATCCAATCGTTTTCTGGTATAGTTTCTCCTGGCTTATCGGAGTACGTACCTGATTGAAACCAAAATCTATTTTTGTCGCGGGCGATGGCTGCAACTCGACGGTCACCGTTATCCTCGTGCACTACGTCGTCTTCATAACGCCAGTCTGCATATCGACCGTCTGCGTTGAAGATGTGGTGTACGTGCACACGTTCTTTTTGTGCATAGAAATTATGAATGTAGTTCATGCGCTCGATGATGGTCTCGGGGTCTTCAAAATGGTGCAAGAAATCCTCACCATGTTCCCAGTGCATCTCAAGGTTTATCTTCTCTAATTCGTAATCCGCAACATATTTGTGACACGAATTGAGGGTCCACATGAAGTCGCCTACGCCGGGGGTACCCCGCCATGTCACGAGTTCAGAGGTAAGTATCTCTGTTCTCATTTATTGGTGCTTAGTTTCTTTACGCTTCTTCCGGAACCTGTTGATGTGTACAGACCGAACCACGCGGCACCTGCACCCACAACGACTGAGATAAGTCCAGCCTGTGCGGTATTAGGTTCAGGTAACGTCATAAACCATATGGCCGTTTTATAAAGAAGTACCATATAGGTTGTGATGAATGCGCGTGGAAAGATTCTCCATGCATCTACTGCATCTGCCAATTCCAGTAGTATCTGAAATCGATTCTGTTCTACTGCTTTCTCTGTGGTGTCGAACTCGACCTCAAGTTCTATTTTTTTCTTTATTGGTGCTACCACTGTTTCTTCAGTCATTTAACTAAACCTCTTCTGTATCCATTTATATATTGCATATATGGATAGCCCATAAAATGCGAGCACACTCATTGGTAAACCGATGTAGATTAACTCCCACGGTGTGAGGAATAACAATTCCCAAGATAGGTCTACGATTGCCTGTACGTCACTCGTACTTTCTAATGCAACCATCTCTGACTCATCCCAAGACAGGTCGTACTCTTCTACCATCAAGTCCCATGTGTCTAGGTCTATGCAGACCAGTTCTTCAGGACAAACAAACTCTTCATTCATTGTTTAGCCTTGAAGTCTTTAGGGTCACCGTTGATGAGTTCTTTCGCTTTGGTCTCCCATATCCAAGGGCACAACCCGTGCACAAAGGACACGAAAGAGATTGTCCAAGCCCTTCTTAGGTGTTCGAAGTAACTTAGTTCAATCTCTTTCAGATGTTTCATTAGAAAACCTTAACGTCGTATTTTTGTTCCCACAGCTCACGGTCATGTTCGTCGTTGACCATTGGTCTGCCGCGGATGTTTAAACTTGTATTTAGTAACATCGGCACCCCAGTACGCTCATAGTATTCCTCGATGACTTTTCGGAATACCGACTCACAATCTTTTTTGACAATCTGTACACGGGCAGAACCATCAACGTGGGTCACTGGTGCATAGTCGTGTTTGGCCCACGAGGTAAACTGCATGTACTCGTTCATTGGTCCGTCAAAGTATTCGTCTGCGAACTCTTCGAGAATCGCAGGTGCGAACGGACGGTACTTCTGTCTGCGTTTAATGGTATTGACCGTATCCTGAATATCGTATCTTACATCAGCGATAAGGGAACGGTTACCAAGAGCTCTAGGGCCGAACTCAGCCCTTCCATTAGCAATACCGCAATAGCGATGTTCGAGCAGGTGATCAACCACAACGCTGGGATTAATAGGAGTATCGATATTGTATCCCGCATATGGACTCCAAATAAGTTTATCCTTACCTGTTGCCTTTGCACATGAACGTGCCGCAGTACCTAGACCTGAACCAGCGTCCGTTGGTGATACTGCAATGTGCACTTCGTCGAACAACTCAAACAGACGCGAGTTGATTACGACGTTCTGTGCGCACCCCCCAGAGTAACACAACTTCTTACCATATTTAGCAGCTTCGCGCATTATCTGCATGATTGCATAGTCTGCGAAATCTTGTGTCGCACGAGCGGCGACTGCATCATCTACTGCGGCGACCTTCTTCCGTAATTCTTCACGGAATATGCGTCGTTCTTTTTCACGTTGTGAGGTCTCAACATCACCTATTGCGATACCTTCTGCGAGTTCCGGTGCGATGTCTTCTAAGTCTTCCCACCATGCAATCAACCAATCGGTGATAGCCTTAGACTCTGGTGATGTCTCGTGGTATGCGGATAGACCCATGACCACGTACTCATCTTCAAGTGGACGCAACCCCAAGAACTTAGTCACTGTAGTATACACTAGACCGACTGACTTTGGATATTGCCATTCTTTGATGAGATTAAAGTTGTGGTCCATGATAGTCGCACACTGCAATTCGCCTACACCATCAATTGATACTAGGACGGTATCCTCAGACGAATCCCACGGTCGTGTGTAGAACGCAGCTGCACAGTGTGACTCGTGGTGCATGTGGTTCACGTCGTAAGCCATTGACTCAGGAATAATCATTCTGGCAAAAGTCTCTTCGGCGGTATCTGGTCTATCCTTTAGGTGTTTGATAGAGCCTGTGACGCCGATACCACCACGCATATCAAACTTGACTGTATGGTCTTCATAGAACGAGACGTGAGTGTCTTCGCCTTCGACCATATCCCACAGTTCGTCGGGAATGAGAGGGTCGTTCTTTTTCTTGGAGTAACGCTCTCCGTGGGTTGCAAACTCGACAACACCTTCTTCGTTGATGACTGCAAACCCTGAGTCATGATAATGTTCACTAAAACCTACGTACTTCATTAGATACCCATTCTGAATTTAAATTTGTATTTATAGAATAAAAAAAGGGGGGCCCGAAGACCCCCCGACATGCTACCTTGAGCGGGAACTTACTTACCTTCGATATACTCGTATATATCCTTCCAGTTACGCATAAGTGGGAACTCACTGTCTTGATTGTAACCGTGTTGCATTACGAGTGACTCTAGGCCGACCTTCGCACCGGCACGTGCGTTCTCTACCTTGTCTTCAACCCAGATACATCCAGTACCTCGATAGGCCTCCAACTCTTCGTCTTTGTCCGCTCCCGTGTCGAGATAAACGTACTTCTCGAAGACGGTTGGGCCAAAGAGTTCTTGGAGATTCTTGGTGCGCAGGTGTTGCGCATATTCGTCGTTACTCAAAGAGGTGATTGCGTGAAACACGTAACCGTGTTCTTCGTGCAACTTCCGAACGTACTTGATTGCGTCTCGCAGAGGCGGTATCTTTCGGATAGTCGCACTCTCGTTAAACATGCGACAGAGTCGTCGCTTCTCATTGCGCTCCAGACCGTACATGACACCTACGTCGTACACGTCGGGACTCTTTACCACATAACCGTGACGCTTCATCCACTGTTGGAATGCATAACCCCAGTCCAGTAGAACACCATCGCAGTCAACTAATATTACTTTCTCGTTCATCAATAAACTCCATCTCGAACGTCTTGCAAGATTTCATAGACCTGAGTCATAGTGAACTCATATCGGTACAACGCAGCCTGCAGGTTTGCCCAGTCGGGATTCTCAGACATGTAGATGTACTCGCGAACCAAATCTTCAATAAGTACTCTGTCTTGCTCGTTCATAAAAACCTCATCTCTCATTACGGGTGTAAGTATACCCCAATTTGAAGGTTCTTGTCAACACTTATTTTGAAAAAAAGTCGGGGAAATATGTCACAATATCAGTGGCCTTGGCAAACAGGTTGTCGTAGTCATTACCCTGTTGAGTCACCATGATGAACCCACAATCAGTGTGTAAAATAAAGAGCGCATAGTCCCACTTTTCGTGTTTCGATTCACGTATCTCTGCACGTAAGCCAAACTCTTCGTGGACCGTTTCGTATAATACCCTCGTCTCACGCCTCCACTCTCGTGGGTCGATATTCTGAGGGACCGTCGATGTGTACTTCATATTTACCGCTGTGTCTTATACATCTTATTTTCCCAGTGTCGAACCATGTCTAGCTTCCAGTCACCGCCTGTGTAGTGACAAAACTTAGCCTTCTCTAGGAATTCTTGTTCTGACGCGTAGTGTGGGGAATCGTTCCACGTTTGGTCAATCGTCTCTACGTCGAAGTCATGTTTCATGAACTGCGCAGAGATATAGGGTTGGTCGTTCATGATGGACATGTGGAAGTCACCCTTGTAACACCACTCTTCCCACGGTAGGAACTCCTCACGTGCGCGTAGACGTGCCTCTTTAGTCCACAAGACCACACCAGTATTCATTATCATTATTTTAGAAGGTTTGTTAGGTGGCATCACTGGAACAATAGGACAATCGTGTAATGCGAACTTTCGACAGAAATCTTGGTAATTACTTTCTTTGTAATCCCATGAGTTGTATCCGCCACCAGACGCGGTAACGAAGTCTGACTCTAGGACACCATAAACGTCTGCGCCAGTGTCCATAAGGTCAAAGATGTTCTCTTCTGTGTTGACGACGATGTCAGTATCAACGAACAATAGATTGTCGTAGTCGTCAAAAATAGGGTCTAACCAGACACGTGCGCATTCATGTAGTAATGATGTGTTACAGCCATGTCCCTTCGTAATGACACGTTGGTCTGAATAGAAATGTTTGGCACCGATTTTGTCCGCGTAATCTTGAAATGATTCGCGTGAAATGTCTGCTACTCTTTTATATAAATCAGACCTTCTCCATTCTCCGATATCACCCCTCTTGTCTACTTCCGGTGTGACAATCATATATTGAAAAATCGCGTTGCGGGACATTCTCTAACCTCGTCATTAGTCGTTCGGCACGATTGCTTACTTGACGGTACCATAGTGAATCACGACCTTCTACCGCCGCGTTCTTCCAGTCACCCACTTCTAAGTGACCATTCATTTTCTTAAACTTACTTAGTCTTGGTCTACCAAGGTTAAACATCATGTTAACCAAGATTTCCTTGACTTCATCTGGAAAATCAGACCACCTGAATCCGTATAACTTATAACATTCTCGCAAGGTGACGTTGATGTCTTCTTGAAAGACCTCGTTAACTCTTTCTTCGGATACCGGCGTTCCAACTGGGCTTCCGTACTCGGCGTCACTCTTTGTGATGAGATGTCCAACACCGAACGTGGGATAGCCGAGATGGTCGTTGTAAATCTCATACACGACTCCTTCGTCAATCTGCAATTGTTTGTATACTCGTTCAAGGTTCATTACAAGAAACTCTCGTAAGGATTGTCTAGATCATACCCTAAATTATTGATTGCATCAAGTATTTTCGCTGTGTAATACTCTGAAGATGACCCGTCAAGTACCCCATGCACAAGACGTACTTTCTCATCCTCAACGTAATCTGCAAGGTTGAGACTGGAAAAGATTCCAGTGCCGTTATACACTTTCTGTACGTTAGTCTGATAAGATGCATCACCTTCAACCGCAAAGTGTACCATGCGGTAATATCCTGACGAAGGTGTTGAGTTGAGCGCAGTTCGTAAGTTAGTAAGGTCTGTGTTCAACGTCTCATTGAGAGTTCCCAACTGAGCGTATGGTGAGTTCTCATCCGTGAACAGAAGATTGATTACTTTCGTGATATCGTTGGATGACCCCATAGTCTGGGCCCACTGAAATGGTCTTTCATCTGGAATCTCGATAAACGACACACGAGTGTTGTACTGCGACATATCGTTATCGTAGAACGGAACCAAGACACTTGATAGTAGATTATCACGTGCATACTGCAACGGTGCAAGTGATGAGTTCATACTCCCCGATGTATCAAAAAAGATGTTAATCTCCGTTGCGCTGTCCACGCGCAGTACCGGAGAACCGGACATAAGGTATCGGTATCTCATTAGGATGCCTCGCCGACGTAGGCTCCGTATAGGTCAGTACCTACTTTCCAGAAGTTGAATATATGAGTTACGTTCAATGTAGAAATGGATGGTGCAGTGTTACCCACCCACTTAGTACCTGTTGGCCAAGTAATCGTACTGCCATCAGTAGTGATGTGTAAAGTGAGAGATTCCCCTGAATCCCAATCATTACTTGCAGTGTAGATAGTCGCCCCAGAAACGGCATGTGTTTGTAGACTACCATGATTTGGTTGCAACAGGACAGCGATTCCAGTATATTCGTAGACACCTTCTTTGTAGTTAGGTGCACTGACAGTTTTGTCGAAGGACCATTCCAGACCCTCCAAACGTGAATTGATTGCAGCATTTACTGCATTGGTTACTTCTAACTCTGTTAGTCCAGTCTGACGTGCGACTACGTATGCCTGATCAACAATTGAGTTAATCTGCGCAGTTACGTCTGCGGTAGACAAAGAGTGGTTCTGTACATATGCCTCATCAACTATACTTACGATTAGTGCCTCGACTGATTCTTGTGACAGTCCTCCACCGGCACCACCACTCACATTAGTTAGACCTGAACCGTCTCCAAAGAATGCGGCAGCACTGATAGTACCATCTGCTGAAATGTCTCCTGTTACAACAAGTCCATTCTGGACCTTGAATGCCTTAGAATTATCTGACACGGTGAATACCCTTAATCGTTGATAGTGTTGTTTTTACCTGAACCCTTCTTAATGTTCTTCAGGTGTTGTTGCCAGTCACGACCAGCCATTGCATATGCGTCTTTGGTACCAGAGATGATACCCATTGCCGACGTAGGCCCGTAGTAACGTGTTAGTTCTGGATGACTTGCGATGTAGTCATCGTATTCAGAAATGCGGAGAGTCACCGTAGTAATCTCTCCGCTTTCCGTGTTTTTAAAATCATACTGTGGCATTATTTATACATCCCAAAAAATTTTCAGTCAATACGACAAAGATCTCAATATGTCTTTGAAGAGATACGATCACCTCCTTAGCGGAATTGATTTGCATAGTGCGTAATAGACGCCTCCGTTTGCTTCATCGTTGGGAATATCGCCCTTTCCGAAAGTGAGTTTTTGCGACGGGTCTCTGCCACGAATCGCCTCAACTCTATTATGGTTTGTTCGCTGGTTCTCTCTATACTCGACATAAGTTTCTCCTTAATGGTTAATTATTTTAACGTCGAAAGATCAGTCAGTTTGGAAATTAGCCTCCTTTAAAGTCAATTGGTGTATAACCATACTTATCACAAAATACATTAATGAGAAGTTGGTGTTCGATTGATACATCATAGTAACATAACGCGTCATCGAGTGTACGATGTTCGCGGGTATTATATGGTGTATTGTATTCTTCGTATTCAATGTCGTGGTCTTCAACTAAGACCTCGAACAGATTTGTCTGTTGGTCTTCTATTCGATACGTGATGTCTGGTTTCATTGCGCTAATGATGTCGTCGAATGCAATGATGCTCGCAATCGCACGTTCTACTTTATTCGAATATGGAATAGTGAACAGTGGTTCGCGATACCTTAGTGACGACTTATTCGTATCTTCGGTGAAGACTACCGATGGGATAGTGTCTTTTGGATGACGTATGTTGTAGATTAACACGTCGTGTTCTGGCCGACGACTAAATTTAGGACCCTTATGGTACGGGTATGGTCCACTCGCTTTGACAAGATGCCAGTCGATGATACCATCGTCACCCATGTATTCGTGACCCACGTCTAGTCCCCACATCTGGCACAGTTTGCTGGTGAAGCCTGTGCCGGTGCGTGGATGTCCTAACCCTAAAATCATTATTCTCTAATCAAATCCGGAAGCGCTTCTTGTACAATCTTTTTCGTTATGTAACGAACAGGCGGTTTCTTTGCAACCATCTTCAAGATGTATTCTGCGTCTTCTGGATGTACTGACTCCAGTAATTGAATGAACAATGCCTCGCGACGATACGCAGGGAGTCTTTCTCCCTCCGTACCCTTCACGAATAGATAGAACTTTCTGAACTCTTTACGTAGAGTCGAAGGAACCGACTCTGGCTTGTTTGCGTTGAAGGGTGGACGCCCTTCGGGTAAATTGAATACAAGTGAGTCGTCGAACGTACCACGAAGTATATCGCGGAACGCCACCACGTCTTTATTTGCCTGCAAGACAGCTACGCGTTCGTCGCGTCCATCTGCCTT